ATCTTCAATCGTTAAAAAGAATGGCTACTAATAACACCGTTCAGTGTCCAATGATATACAAAGGCACAGTAACCTTTTCAAATAGAACGGATGCCGGAGGTGGGGATAATAATATAAGAATTAACTTCCCTACGCAATCCAATGACAGTAATACTGTGCTAACTAATCACTTTATAGTAGGAAATGATATTGTTCTTTCTGGTCACACCACAGCCTCATTGAATGGAACATACACAATAGATGCAGTTTCTTCAACATACATTGATGTTCATATTTCGGGGACAGTCGCTAATAATTCAAGTGCCGTAGAGGTAACAATTGTTACTCCGAAAAGAAAGGAGGCTAATATTGCACACCCTTATAGGATGCTTAATGATTCTGCCTTCTTAAATCATTATGCCCCTACAACTGTTGATAGCACTGTAAATAGGTCAGATATATCAACTTATAATGACATGGGTTTGGTTGTGGTAGGATTTAGCCAAGATTCCCATTTTGGTAGTCAAGCAGGAAATCAATATAACCTTGAAAGAGATTTGTATTTAAGAGATGCGTGTAATATTGGCACTACTATTGATTCAGCATGGATAAAGGATTTAGGTGGTTACGATTTCTTAGGGTTCGAAATACCTTACTTATTAGATAACTTTAGAGCAACTTCTGATATTGGAACTAACGAATATGTACCTAATGATAGCAATGTAAGAGATTTGACTATGCACAAGGCAGTTGCCGAGGTTTTGTATATTCCTAAGATTGACATGGCCGCTAACGGAGTTACAAATATAGAAGGTGCTACAACGGGAATTGACTATGATGATGAAGGTTACATAGCAATACAGGTTCAGTACGACATTGAAACAACCAATCACGATACAATAGAAAGTTTTTCTTATTGGGTTCATTATGTTGGGGACTTGACAGGTAAGTTTTTGTATAATGAAAATGACAAGACCTTACATAAGATTTTAAATCACAGTATTTCCAAATTAGATACAACAGAAGCCTTTATTCACTACCTTCACATTGATAATTATACTCATGGTAGTGTAGGTGCTTCTGATATTTTTTCAGTATTAACAATCGCAAATGATACATTTGGGCCTGATAAGAAAGATTATGTCTTAAATAGAATGTCTGGAACAAATGTTATTAACCCACATACAGGGAAGTTCTTTACCAGTGAAAAAACTAAAACCGACTTTACCGTAACCGATTGTACTAAGGAAGGTTATACATGGACTAAGGGGGACCATGCAGTTCAAGCCATGTATGTTGTAGCGGAACTCGATGGACACGGTTCGGAATATTTAATACACAGACAGGATTCACCAATCTTCCATGCAGATACAGGAAATAAATTTTATCCCGAATCAAGTTATTCGATGTATATTACGGATGGTAATAAAAGTTTAGATACTAATATGTTAGTAAAATATGATACATATAGTCACACAACAAAAGAGTATTCATTACATTTTGATAAAATGGAATCTATGAGGGGTTGTGTTTCTCTTGGAGAAACATTTACAATATCAGTTTTAGGTGATGTGAAAGATAATATTGAGTCGGTTAAAATTGTAAGTGCCTTTTCCATACTACCTGAGATTGATGATATTGTAAAGGATATAATGGATGAAGCCGACGCTGAATATACTGAAGGAACAGAAACAGCACAGTATTATCTTGGGTTAAATTATACAGGGGAAAATGCCTTTGCCGCAATAAATAATGCTTTGTCTTTTAAGAACCAAAAGTTAAAAATTAATGGTGGCGAGATAAAAATTGTTAGTAATCAAGACGCTAAGGATTACAGGTCGATAGAATTTAATGAGGATGAAAATACCTACAAGATAGTTAAAATTAAGAAGGATAAATCTTTATATGACAAGTTTAATTCTGTCGTGGTCTATGGTGATAATGTAAAGGGTGTTGCTAAAAATAGAAGAGATATTAAAAAGAATAAAGAAAGGGTTAAAGAGATTTATGATTTCTCTCTTATTTCTCAACAGCAGGTTGATGAAAAATCTAAAAACCTGTTGAAGGTTTATTCATCTTTGAACAAAGCAATTATGATTGAAGTCGGAGATAAGATTCCTTATCTTGAACCGGGGCAAATTATTTCAGTGTATTACCCAAGTGAAAATATTTACAGGTCTGAGTATATGGTAGTGGAGATTAAGAAAGAAACAGGTACGCCGACTACTATTTTATTAGGAGAATATAATAGAGATTTAGCAGACACATTCGCAATGTTGCTATCTGAAACTAGAAATTTACAAGGTAGGTCACAGCAAAAGGTCTATAAGAGTGTGACCTCTCCTAATATTGATATACAGGCTGTGCGAGTTAAATTTGTTAAGGCAACAATTAATAGTAGTGACTCGGTATTAACTTCAACATTAGGATTTACAAACACAATAGGATTTGGGGCGGTGACAGGGTTATGATAACAAAAGATGGAAGAGAGTTACTCAAGCAACATATTATAGACACATTTGAATACTTTGAAGTAGGTACAGGTGGAGATTCAACAAACCCTAATGCGAGTGCTTTAGATTCACCATTGGGTTCAAGAGGGTCTGTGACTAATATTTCTGCTGGTGATACTTCAATTGATTTTACATTTACTTTACAGGGTTCCGCATTTCCCGGCCAAACGATTAAAGAAGTCGGAATATTTTCTGCTTCTTCAGGGGGTACTATGTTGATAAGAGTAAATTACGATGGAATAGGACCGCTAACTTCAACTCAAGAAATTGAATTTATAATTACGGTGGAGGTAGATTAATGGTAGCAAATGAAGGAAAAATAACAACGATGGGTGGAACTACTGGGTTAGTAGACCAAACGGATAAAATGCACACAGGAATTTTAAAAGCGTTAGAAGCGTATAGCAGGGAAGACATGTGTATTGAACACGCTGGATTTACTATTACAGGTGTAGGGACTTACACTCAATATAATTTACTTCAACCAATTAAGTTTAGAACGCAAGGACAATTTAAACTATATGAGACTGATATTTCTGTAACCTATGATACTACTACAACGACAGCAAAACCAACTGCGAGTCAAACACAACACCCTGATTATACTCGCTATGATTTAATTTCTATGACCAACGCTGATGTTCCTGCTTTGGTAATTACATTAGGAACCTTGAATGGTGTTAACGGTTTAGTTCCCGACCTACCCACAGGTAATATTCCTATTGCTTTAATTGAAGTTACAGCAGGAACAGACCCCAATAAGATAGATTATAATATACAATTATACACATTAAATTTAAACACCGATGTTTATTTAGGAACATTAAAAGTCAAAGGCGACCAAACATTAACAGACGGCCATGTTTTAACTTACAGTTCATCTACTGGAAAGGCGGCTTTAGCCGCACCATCCACCGGTATAACAGGAGTAACTGCTGGAACAAATTTATCCGGCGGAGGCTCAAGTGGAACGGTTACTTTAAATGTTGATGACGCGTTTTTAATTAATAGTGGAGATGATACTACAACTGGAACAATAACTGCGGGTGGATTTACTACTGTGGGTTCAATAACTCTTGGTGGACATGCGGTTGATGATATAGACATGGCAACCGAGTTTGTAGATTCAGATAATCATTTAATGTCTTCTGCTGCAATTAATGATAGAATTGAAAGTTTTGGTTATACAACTAATGTTGGAGATATTACATCAGTAGTTGCAGGAACTGGATTAAGTGGCGGGGCTACAAGTGGAGATGCCACCGTAAATTTAGATTTAACGGATGGTATTACCGTAAGTGATGGTTTGACTATTACTGATGCTACTACTCTTACATTAGATATAGAAGAAATTATTGCCAGTGATGCTGCTAATAGAGTTTTAACTTCCGATGGAGATGGAACATTAACTGCTGAATCATTCCTAACAGTAAATGGAAGTGTTATATCAATTGGGGGTTCTTTAGCAAGAAGTGTTTTCGGAGGCCCCGCACCTCTAAAGACAGACTATATGCACAATGTTGTTCGTGAACTAAGCAATGTTTTAGACCTACCTTCTGTTAATAGTCTTTCTACAAGGGTTTTTAGAATAAAAAACTATCACGATAATAATTTACTTATCAACGCTACTGGTGGAGAAGTATTTGAATTTGGTTTGCCAAGTTCAGATAGTCGTTGGGTTACTACAACACAATTAGTTTTGAGGCCCAGACAAACCGTTTTATTACAAGCACTTGCTGATGGTTTTATTGTGGATGAAGAAACGGGGCCAGAACAACCAAGTTGGTTAATTTTAGATAATGACACCAACCTGATTAATGGCGGGGAAATAAACACTGGTAAGACATTTAGAACTCCTAGATTAGCAACAGTTCAAGTAGGTGCGGGAACGGGTTTAACAGAAGCAACTCACGCAGGTGCATATTTAATTTGTGCAGGAAGTGTGACATTACCTGCCACTTCTTCTGAGGGAGAACACTATACCATACTAAATACAACAAATGGAAATATTACAGTCACCGCAACAAATAACACAACTATAAACGGTGGTAGTGCTAATACGGCAATAACAGTTGCATCTTACAATGCTGTAACTTGTATCGGTATAGGCTCAAATAATTGGATTGCTCTTGGAGTTTGATTTGAATGTATAACGCTATTGCTGGTTCTTGTGCTGAACAAAAGGTTAATGCTGTTACAACAGTTAATCCAAACTTATACAATTTGGCTTCTGTTAAAGCCATACATGAAACTGCCGGAAACAATGCAGTAGGAATTAACTTTAACGCTGGTGCGGCTA